CAACCAAGCCAAGCAGACGTTGAAGTATTGCCATTCGTGTTGAAGATGTTTAATACCTTCCAAAAGGTCAATGAAAAGCTTGAGCCATTTATTGTGGTTAACAAAGCCCCTTCAAACTCAAAATCAACTGAAGTGGCAGATTCAATTGAACTGCTTCATACGCTCCCTAAATTCAAGATCCTAAATACTGTTATCCGTGACCGCAAACAGTTCCGTGATGCTTCAGTACAAGGCTTATCTGTATTGGAAATGGGTAGCTCGAAGGCTAAAGATGAGTTCAATGAGTTCTTGGTGGAGATCCTATAATGAGCAAGTTAAAAGCGAAAATAGGTTTTGGTGATGACCTAGACGAGATCCAGACTAACCCTGAAGCCACATTAGATGATGTTGCAGAGCAGGAAGTTGAGTACACACGCAACTTAAAATACAAAATCATTCTCACACCCCATACAGGCGAAGTAAAAAAACGCTACCGTAAAGAACATGGACGCTTGGCATCTGTGCCTTTGTATTATGAGGAAGAGAAAGTTTTAAAAGAAGCAGCAGGTTTTGTCGGGGAGTCATTGAATGACTTCATCCGTGAAGTTGTTTTGAGAGAAGCAAAGCGTGTTCTAGGTGCAGAAAAATTTAACGCTACGATGAGTAAACCACTCAATCTAGCAAAGGTTGAATTAAGTGATGAAGAGCATTTGAAACTCAGTGAGCAGCGTAAAGCTGAACGTGAAAAGAATAAGCCGGCGATGTAAATCCAAGCTTTGATACTGTTATTAAAGTCGTAAAAGCACTGAATTTACGCTTAGCAATTTAAAAAAAACTAGTAAAAAAGGGAGCTTTAAGCTCCCTTTTTCAACTTCGTATAACGTGTATTATGTTAATTATAGGAAATCTTAAAGTTAATTAACTTATTTCCTTTATTTCCTCATTGAGGATTTTTAATACTGTTAAACATATATCTAAACGTTGCTTATCTGAAAGATTAGGTACATCACTGGGATATATCCGAACATTTATTCCATTCCAAATAAACCAATCATTTCCATTTTTGCACGGCTCTACATTTAAAAATTTATCATTACCTGCATAACCTGTAGATGCATTAAATTGTCGTGACTCCACAAAGACTCGCACAATAGGGTATTTTTTATTAAATTGATTTTCCCAATTTCTTTTTAGTAGCCTATTTACCGTATCTGGCCACCTTATATGAAAACCATTATCACTAAAATATTCTCTAGGTATTAACCAGAATCTGCTATTACGTTTAATTAGGACATATTTACGGGAATCATATTTTGGTAATCGTACTTGTTCCTCTAGAGTGTACCTATCAAATTCTTGAGCCAATCGAAGCCGTTGCCTTTCCATTTTGCTACTAATTTTTGCATTTTGTTCTTGCTCTGATAGAGGAATGCATTTAAGTGCAAGCCATGCCATAAATATTATGAGCAATAAAACTCCGATAAAGCCTTTAGAAGAGTAAGTTTTTATTTTCATTGTTTTAAATAGGGTTAATGAGTTAACTACCTAAATTAATCTATAGTTCGATCAATTGCTTGTATTGAATTATGCTTATTTAACATAATGGCGGTTATACGAAATTTCGTTGTTAGAACCCATTCAAAATGTCCGGTTTCTCCAAAGTAAAAATGTCCGCTTTTAGATAACTTTAGCAACTCGATAGACAGTTGCAACTCCAC